TACTTGTTGTGCAGCTGATGGAACAACCGGGTCATATAACATAATTTCTAAAGGTTGCCATCTTGACTTACCTTTAACATATCTTGTTACATTCATATGTTCTAATACAACTTCATCTGATTCAATTGATGGTCTGTTCATTGACTTAATTAAATAAGCGTTGATACCATCTATTTGCATGATAAATCTATTTTTGAGCTTTGGCTCAAAGGGGGTAAACATAATATCTTGTGGTTCTAATAATTCAGCCATTTATATTCTCCTATTAAAATACTTAAACCTTTAATTCATATATAAATATCAATAAATATAAAAAAAAGGGACTTATATTTCTATAAATCCCTTTTTATTTGTTATTTAACTAACTATTACTCTGGAAAAGAAGCACCTGTAGGTTGTATTGTAAAGTCTAATACAATAAACTCAGCAGTTCTTGTAGGTTGTAAGAATAATTGTCCGACTAATTGATTTCTATCAATTGTATCAGGTGTATTATTCGTTTCATCCATCACTACTCTAAACGCACTTAAACCACTTTGAGCTTGAACTTGTTCTAAGAATGGATTAACAATTCCTAAGAATCTTCTTCTTGTAGCTGCTGTGTTTTGTTCAAATACTAAGAATCTTGATGAACTTGCAACAAACTTCTTAACTCTAATTAATAATCGTCTTACATTGATTCTATCAAGAGCACTTGCTTTTTTCTGTAATGTTTTTTGTCCAAATACAGTCACCCCTTGTCCAGGAAATGTAGCAATTGGATTAACATTTGCATCATATAAATCATCACGATTACCTTGTGTTAATTTTCTTTCAGCTTGAATTGCAGTTGTGATTCCACCACGATTCAATCCAGCAGGAGCGAACCACGGGTGTGCAACTCTATCGTTGAATGCATATATTCCACCTAATACTACTGATGGTGGCACCCATCTTTGAGTTCCAGCAACTTGTGAATCAGGTACTTTAACCCAAGGCCAATACATAGCTGCGAAGTTTGAATCTTTTGATTTAGCTTGAGTAGTAGCGGCTGTCAATGTTGAACCATAAACAACTGGATCAAGAATTGTAAAACAATCGCCTCTATCTTCACAAACATCAATAGCTTTAGATGCAACAGCGGTATGTTCAGCAGCGATTATACCCGGCATTAATATTAAATTAACATCAAATTCATCTTGGTTTGCAAGTAAGTTAAGAGCATTTTCGTATGCAGTTTTACCTTCAGCATCAGTAGTTGGGTCGAAACCTTGTGTATTATTTTTACTGATGTTTTCATAAAAATTAGCAGGTTCTACACCTGTTTTATCTCCGTTATGATTACCTAATGCATCAAATCCACTTTGCCCATCTGTTCCACCAGTGAATCCACCATTTGATGAACCACTACCAACTTGAGGTAAAGATGATGAATTTGCAGCAACTCTTACGTTACCATTTTCATCTAAATAATCAATTAAAGGAGTTCCTACACTTTTGACTCTTACAAATCTTGATGCGTTTGGATATGAACCTTCTAATTTAAGATATTTTTGTCCATCATCATCTTGAACAGTTTGCTTGTAATCACCAATTACCTTAGTAACAAAATTAGTTGAATTAGGGTCTAATGATACATTATTAAATGTTTCAAGTGTTTGTTTTCTCTTAATATTATCATTACCCGCTCTAATGGCTAAGTTAAAAGTACCTTTACTATCATTTTTAGAAAGAACTTCAAATCTAACATTATGTTTTGAACCACTAACAAGAATATGATTTGTTGTGGAAGTAGCATCAGCATTATTCATTATTGTTCCATCTGCGAGTGTTTCTAATGTGAAACAAGTTGTTGAAGTTCCAGCTGAATCAGTACCACCACCCACAATAAATCCATCAGTATCACTACCAACTGCCGGAGCAGTTCCAAATGTACTTGGAGTATTTTGTGATGATGTTACAAATGTAATACCATTATTACCAGTTCCAGCTGATGAGCCTGAAAATACTATTTCTCTACCACTACCTGCAGGTTTTTGTGAAGCAACTATATTTAAGGATGAAACAGCATTTATCTCACTAACTAAGTTAGCAACTTGTGAACCTGTATTTGCTGGACCACCGGCTTCGAAAAACCTAATTGAATCATCTGAGGCGTCACCACCACCATCTGCTGAAGCAATAAATGTAAATACATCACTTCCTTGTGTTATTTTATATCTTTCTCCTGAACCCGATACTAAGAGTGTCATAGAACCAGTAGCTGTAGCTACTCCAGTCACTGTAGTGCTAGCTGCTGTTAATATATCAGCACTAGCAGGTGCGACAGCACCAGTTGCACCATCTGCCATTATCCTTACAACGGTTAATGTGTTTGAGTTTTTTAAATATTCTTCAGCTGCATGTGATGTTAAAAACTGAACGGATGTTGAACCACTTTTCACTACATCTCCAAATTTTGCTTGGAAATCAGAAAATGATGTTACAACAGTTGGTATTCCTGCAGGACCTTTGAGGGTTGGTCCGATAATCGCAGCTCCAATGTCAGCCACAGCAGCCGGTAAAAAAGACTGGTCTATTTCATTTGTAAATACACCAGGACTTATAATTTTTTCGGCCATTGAATTTCTCCTAAGTTAACTTTATTTGAGGTAAATATACTATTTTGCGCATTAGTATTATTCATATATAAATATATGATAAATTCTCAAACAATGATTTTTTTTTTGATTATTCAGATTTATTTTCAGTTGTTTCAACTGGTGTGAACACACCTGTTTCAGGATTTAAAGTTCCCTGACCATACTTATCAGATATACCATCTAAAAATTTCTTTTCCTCTGATTGAATTGATTTTAAGGCTTCCTCTAAGTCAACTTCTTGTTCATCTAATCTAATTTGAGCCATTTTTAATTGTCCGAATTGATTTTGAACATTTTGATAACTAAGTTGTATGTTTTGAACTTGTTTAAGTTCTTCTTCTGTGAATTTTACTTCTTCTGGCATTATAACCTCCATTTATGAATTATTAACTAAACTATATATAAATATATATAAATTTAAAAAACGAGTAAATTATTTTCCTACTTGTTTATCTGTAGCGTCACCCTCTTGTGTAAAGGTAACTCGTGATGGTGTTGTGAATTTTTTCATATTTGATACTTTATTTGTAATTACTGAATTTAAATATTCTGGTAATAAATAAGCTTTTGATGTAACACTAAATGTTGATTTAATAAATCTCTCACCATCTTGATTCATTTCTGATGCATCTGATACACTATCAATAGTACATAAGAATTTATTATTCGTCCCATCACCCCAATATGTATGTGATTGGTCTACAAAAGATTCCACTAATGGATTCATTTGTTCTATAAAGTTTGTCCATAGTATAAATTCGTAAGTTACATCTGTATAGTTTGGCATTCCAGTTGTGATTACATCATAAGAAGGTTGAACTCCTTGTTGAACTGAAAATCTATCATATTGATTATCTTTACTCCATTTATTAGCTCTTACAACATCTATTTGGTTTCTACCAACATCATGAGGAAATGATTGTCCTGATAAATCATTTCTTGAAACCTCTGTTCTTCGTAACATAATTAATGGTAAGATTAATGAATTGTTTTTATCTCTTAATACCCCTCTTTTTCTAACCGCTTTCCATCTTTCTTCATTTCCATAATAAACAGGTATTTTAAAAGTTTCATTAGCTTCTCTAACTCTTGGTTTCATTACATTCTTGACATGATTCAAAACTGCAGTATCAACATCTTTTAAAGTGATGGAATAATTATCAGCAAAATTATTACCTGGTATGATGGTTGTTTCTCTATTACCACGAATTGTAGTTCCTTTAGTAGAAACTTCATTAGCTCTATTCACTAACTCTCTATTCACCACTTGTTTGTTTGTAATTTTATTAACGGCCATTTCGTCTTCTCAGTTTTTTTAATTTATCTAATTTATTATTCACTTTACCTTTTACTTCTTCTGATTTAATACTACTCATATCAGCCTTACCAATTGCAATTTCTTTCTTAATATCTACCTCAATGGCTTTCACACCTGTTTGACTTGGTGTATCAAAGTTATCTAATTTATTCATCAACTTACCCATCATCTGTTCCATCTGTAAGTTACCATTTGGTTCAGGTGTATAAGTGTGTTTTTTCTCACCATACACATCTTCATCTTCTCTAACATTACCACTAACTTCAACCTTTGGTTTAGGTGTTTCTTGATAATTAGGATTAGAAGTATCAAACTTCGTAATTTTCTTATGTGTGATTTGTTGAACAGCCATTTATTTTCTCTTTTTAATTCTAGCTATTTGTTTTTTAGTTCTACCAAATTTATTTAGTAAATCGTTTTTCTTTCTTCTCGCTTGTTTTCTTAATTTAGCTGCTTTGTTTGGCACTATCTTGGTCTCTCTTCTATTTGTAACGATGATAATCTTGAACGATGTGCAGTTGCTACAATGTTGTGTTTAAAGTTTGGATGTCCCGCAAACAATTGTGGTTCTGTTGTTCCATTGATTTCCCAATAATAATCATTCCAATCTACAATATCACCAGTCTCAGGATAAAAATTCAATGAACCACTTGATAAATTTTCTCTTTGGAAAAACATTTCAATTGAAGAATTAGTGTCTGCACCAAACTCATCTTGAGTTACTTCAGGTTCATTATAATTAATCAAACAATTAACTCTGAATCCTATATCATAGTATTTAGCCGTAGATTCACCATACACATTGTCCTCTGTTCTTTCAACATTTACTTTATAAATATCTACGGATTGTCCGACAATCTCGTCAATCAATTCTTCATTCATTTGGTTGATTAAATCAAATTCTTTTTGTGGTATGAAAAATGGTTTTGTTTGAGACATTTAATTACCCTCTATACACTAGCTACAAATATTTCCACATCAACTGCATTAGCCGATGGGTCTATGACAATACTTTCTAAGTCTAATAATGATGTTAATACAGTAGCATCAGTATCATTTACATCAATTCCATCATTTGGACTACCCATCATAAAACTTTTTCCAGCTTCTAATAATAAAGTAACGGACTCGTCAGCATCACCATCGTTTTCACCAGCATCTACTTGAAGACTTAAATTTACTGAATTACTATCATCTAAGTTAGTAACTCTTATATATTTAACATCTTCTATATCTAACGCTGCGTCTGCGACAGCTGTTGTACTCTTAAAAACAGCTAGAGTGGTATCAACATCAGCTGGACAAGTTACTATTCTTTTATATATTTCATTAACACTTCCAATAGTTAAAGTATTTAATCCACCCTGTTGAACACCATTTAATTTTATATCTTCTTGTATTGTAACTTTCAATGTAGATGCAGTTATTGTACTAGCCATTTATTTTCTCCATTTATCCTATGTATATTTTCAATGGTGCTTTGTTTAACACCTGTTGTTGTGATTCAGCTACCTCTTGTTCTTTTCTCGCCCCCTCAGATAATGAAACTGAATCTAAAAATTCTTTTAATTCTTCCAATGCATTAGCTTTTTCTTCTCTACCTTCAGACTTTAAAGCCTCTCCATCCATCCCTACTTCTCCATTTGGAAGTGGTAATGCAGAGTATTTACTTCTGATAATACCTAATAATTCTTTTGCTAAACCTAAAGTATACTTTCTAATCCACTGTCTACCTGATGCATTTATTTCTGAATATGTAATGAATTTATAAGGTATGTTTGATGGGTCGGATACTTTTGAGTTTGTATAAGTTCTTGTTACACCTTGCTTGTCTTCTTTAATATAATAATGAAAATATATTTTTGAACCAGCATCTTTTGACTCCGGTTTTGGAAATATTCTCATTTTGTTATTTACTAATTCAAATGAATATGCAGATTTTCTAATCAAATCATTTGTTTCAATTGCATTTGCTCTTGCTAAATCATATGATATTGGTCTTAATATGTAAGAAACTGCTGGAGATACATTACCAAATCCAAATGAGTCCAATAATTCAATGTTATCATAAGTTCCAGCAAATGGGTCATAAAATTTAGATATAGCTGCTGGTGCTTGATTAAATACTCTTTGTACTTCTATTCTATTACCAGTTTGTTCAAGTGAAGATTCCGTAGATAAATCATAAACTTGTTGAGATGATGTAATAGTTATTGAACCTGTGTATAGATTTAAACCACCACCTACATTGACGGCTTCACCATATTGTTCTGATAATAAAAATGTTGAACCCATGTGCGGAGCTTCTGGTTCGTGAGAACCCATATCACCCAATGAACTACTTTGTCTACTGGTTGAACCATAATGTTCCCACATCCAATTCTTTGTATTGTAATGATTTATTTGTTGTGAGTACTCTGAAATTGCTTCTTCAAAACAAGCATAAATTGAACCACTATTGAACTCCAATTGCATAACTGGATGTCCAAGTTTTCTAGCCACATATTTACAGATATTTAAACTATCGTGTTGAAAGTCTAAGTCGTTATCATATATTCCATGTGGTGTTTCACCAACAACATTATCACCAAAACTTGGGTCTTGATATAAAAATAAAAATTTTGACATTTACATTCTCCAAAATGGGTATTATTCTTCATATATAAATATCAATATAACGAAAAAACCCCCTAAATTAATAGAGGGTTTTTCCTACCTAAGTTTATAAAGATTTAACTTATACTAAGTTTAAGTCTTTACAAGAGATTGTACCATAAAACTCTGGTCTAATCATTTTCTTAGCATATCGTGTCATTACACCTTTTCTTGGTGTGAAGTCACTTGGGTCATATACTAATGGAGTCATAATTAGCGGTACATATGGTGAGTATACAGCACCAGTTTCTAAGAAATTACTTCCTCTGAAACCGACAAGTATTTTGTTCTCAGTCATATAAGGATTCTTATAAACAGTAAATCTGTTTTGTAATTGTCCTGCAACTTGAACACCAGCCGCGAATTGTGATTTTAGCCCATCTGTATTAACCATATATCCTGGAATTGATTCTAAGATTGTTGCAACAGTCGGAGAAACAACTACAAAGTTAGCACCACCTCTAAGAGTTAATCTTTGGATTTCGTTAGAAACCTTTTGGATTTTACCCAATAGAGTTTGATACCATTCGAATCTTGTTCCGTAGAATGTTGTGTTAGTCCAAGCACTGTCATCAGAACCTAAACCATCATAATCCTCACCAGGTGTAGCAGACCAGAAATCATTTGTTACTGCATCACCAACTAACATATCTAAGATTTCTAAATCAATTTCCATTGAAATGTACTCACTTAACATTGATGTTAATTCAGCTTCAGCGTCAACAGAATGATAAGCATTCAAGTCTTGAGCTAACTCAGGAGACCATACAGCTTTTAGTTTTCTTGTTTTCGCAACGATAGCTTGAGACTTTAATTGTAAGTCAACTTCAGGTATTGCTAATGTATCATCAACTGCTGAACCTGTTGAATCTTCAAAATCACCTCTATCAGATTCAGTTGGTTGTGAAGTTGTTGCAACTTTGATTTGCTTACCATCTAATGCATTAGCACCTGAACAAGAAACTATTAAAGTAACTGTTCCACCACTAATTGAATTAAATTGTGGGAAATGGCCAACAATATCAGCTGATGCTGAAGTAATTTTAACAGCTCTAAATGCTTTAGTATCAAATTTAGGGTCAATTGTTGTAGCCGCAACTTCGATTTTAACCATCTTACCTGCTGATACAGATGCACTAAA